CCAGGGCTCCCTCGAATGATCTCCGTTAGTTATAAAATGGTGTTCCATAGCTTAAGCCTGGGATCGCCCGAAGACCGCTCAATTGTGGAAGGATGCGGAGTTTGGAAATCTCTGTCCAGGTCTCTAGGGATGCACATCCGGAGTTTCCGGATAGAATCCCTATGGACCCTGCTAGACGCCAGACCAAGCAGCACTGAATTTAGGAATTTCTCCTTGTCCAGTGAATCCCAATCTGGCGGCAACTTCTCCCCTGGAGCGACAAATTTGTCGTACCAGACCAGCCGATCAACAAGCGGCTGGCCATAGGAGTTCTGTGCCCATGGGCCATCAACAGCAATACCTGGAACATATTTAAATGTTCTCCAGGCTTTCCGCTGACGGGGTCTCAAAAGGGTGACGGCTTGAGGGCCGAGACGATCAACAACTTCAATGAAGCTATTGTCACTCAAACCCTTGAACTTGATCCGCTTAAGAGACACTGTATTTGGCTCGATGATTCGTCCAGCAAATTCCGCAAGACGATTGGAGGTAACCGTTTTAGTCAGGTTGACTTCTCCACCAAGCATTGCTACGAGTGAGTTGTACTCACTGGCGTACTCTGCCCTTAGGATAATGTCATCACCTATGACCCTAAACGAGTCAAAGGCTAATTCCTTATCAAAGGGAATGCCTGATCTCCGGCACGTCCTCTCAACTGCAAGAAATCCCATGATGTTATTCATGAGACCCAGGAGTGCAAAGGACGGTCTAGTACCGAGAGGCTGCCCTTGTAACCACTTCATTGTGGCACAAGGTACACCTTTTGGTGCGACCCACTCCATCCGGGAAACCCGTTTGAAGTGCTCAATCGCACAGAGATAGCGGTAACCCCAAATTTGCGCCTTACCTGGATCCACATGGAAGTGGTCCCAGAGCCGACTAGTTGAATAGCTAACAGGATGCCCTTGGAGCTCTGATTCTTTCCGGAGAAACCGGCTTGAACAGTGCCCAAGCAACATCCCGTTGACCATCGCTAAGCCCTCATCAAGGCTAAGCAGGTCGGTTGCGCTCGTCAAATCACTACCACTCAGGGTAACACCCTTTTGCAGTTGTGATTGCACCCACCTAACTCCCTTTGTTTGATCAAAGGTACAATCGCTAGGGAAGTGCTTCAAGACGCCATACCAGAACTCCGCCAGAGGTTCAAGGTAGTTTTGCATAACCCGGTTTGGGTTAGCCACCCACCTCGCTTTTAGCGAAGGCTCCTGGATAGCACTTATCCTTCCGGCGTAATTGTCCACTCCCAGCCAGGGCGAAACCTGGTACCGAGAGTTCACCTCTGTATCAACCAAGCTTCCAAATTCAGAAGAGGTCGGAAGTCCATCAAGTTTGGACCATCCCTCCTTAATGAAAGAGGTTACTTTGTCATATACAGGGGGCAGCTGGTGCTCTGCTCCAATCGCCAACAGATATTCCACTGTTGGTGAAGGCATTGTCAACCAGCTTTGGGCATACGTCTCTGCAACATCTGCTTTGATATCTTTTGAGGTATCAGAGAGGTGCTGCATTGATACAACTGCCTTGCCAAGCGGTATACTATCCGCTGTAAGCATGGCAAACGACGGGACTTTAGGAGTCATAGGGTATTTCCTACATACCTTCCAAAACTCAGGGTCAACAAGATCCTGAATGAGGTTGTTATGCAGGGATTCCGAGGCTAGCCTCTCCCCAGCTCCCACAACGGTAAGGTTGTTTCCTCCCAGTCCATGAAGTTCCTTTTCCAGCTGCTTGCGCAGTATGGTAGGGCTTTCAAAGACAGTGTGTATTGACAAACACGCCAATGCACGTTGGGTGTTATGCAACCGGAACACTACTCTGAAACATCCTTTAGGGGTGTTATCAGGATGGTGTCCTGACCAAGAAGGGATCACGGGGTTACCCGCTTTGAGAGTGATATACCAATGGTGAAGGTCTTTTAACCTTGCCACTGTCCACTCCACTCCACAAGAATCGTACCATTTTTGGACGGTGTTGAGGATGGAGAGGGTCTCTCTCTTGGGCAAACCGCAAGATCGGAGCGTCTTACACATAGCGTTGGAAAGTTTCTTTTCCATACATTGCCTCCTTTTGGAAGTGTGATGTACCGCGAGTGCAAGGAGTTCCACA